GTTCGGCGTCGAGCTGGCGGACAGGATCATCGAGGGCGTCGTCGCTTTGAGAGACTGGATCATCGGGCAGGGCCCCGTGGTCGTCCGCCCGGCGACCCCGCCCGCTGGCCGCCCCTACGGGGCGGCGGCCGACGTGCGCGACGCGCGCTGGGGCGTGAAGTGGGGGGCGCTGTCGGCCACTGCGCTTCAGGGGGCGCTGTCGCAGCTGCCGGAGGGCGCGGCCGTGAGGGGGTCCGCAGCCCTGCCCGTGCGCATGAGCAAGGACGAGGGCGCGGACAGGTTCGTGACGTCCACGGTGTCGTCCATCACCCCGAAGGGCGGCGGTGCGGCCGTGCGCATCAACCAGTCCACCATCGCCCGGCTCAAGGCCGTCGAGGACGTCAACGGGGTGGTGGCGACCCTGGGCGAGGCGCTCGACATCCTGGACGCCGCACCCGCGCGCACCCCGATCATCGTGGAGTGCATGGACACGTCGAACGACATCATCGCGGACTACTGGGTGTACGACCAGAAGATGATGCAGTACCTGCTGGGGCGCTACGGGGCGGCGGCCCCCGAGCGGGTCATCGTCGCCACCAACGGGACGCTGAACGCGGCCAGACAGAAGGCGAAGGCGGATGCGGCGCTGAAGGTGCTGCCCCGTCTGGCGTACAAGCCGTCAGGGCCGTGGACCGCCGAGGACATCGGGGGGCTCAAGGCCGTGGACATGATCGCCTGCCGGTCCAACGACACCTCCAAGCCGGAGGTGCTGGCGGCCATCAAGAACCACCCGGAGAAGCCGGGGCTGTGGTGGGCGGGCATGACGACGGCGGCGCATGTCGATGCCGCCAGGGCCGCGTCCTCGGCGGCGGGGCTGGCGATCGAGGGGTGGCTCATGGAGGCGAGGGAGGCCGCTCCGGGGGCCCTGTCGACTGCGCTGCCCGTCAGGCCGTAGCGTGAACCGACGAACGAGAAGGAGGACGACATGAGCGTTGTCGGGAATGAGGCCGCGGCGAGGATGGCGTACTGGTGCGCCACCGATGAGAAGGGGGGTGTCGGGTACGACCAGGACACCCGGGAGGAGATCCGGGACCTGTCTTATGTCAGTACGCCGCGGTTGACCGGGGCCGTGGACTCGGACTGCTCGGCCATGGTCGCGGCGGCGTGCAACCTGGGGCTGCGGGCGGCGGGTGTCGTGCCCGCGGATGCGGGGGACACGGATTCGCGCCTGCTTCCGGCGTCCACGTGGACGGGGTCGATGAGGGCCGAGCTGGAGGCCCGCGGTTGGCGGGAGGTCCACTGGGACGACTCGGCCATGACGCCCGACGGCGGTTTCCGGCGGGGCGACGTGGTCCTGTCGTCGAAGGACGAGGGGGGCGAGGGGCACGTGGCCATGGTTGTGGACGACAACCCCTCTGATCCGGTCCTGGCCGAGGCGTGGATCGACGAGCGCGGGGAGATCACCGGCGGGGCCGTCGGCGACCAGACCGGTTCGGAGACCAGGCTCGCCTCCTACGCCTCGCACCCCTACACCCGTCGCGGCGCGTGGACCTCCTGCCACCGGTACGCCGCCGCCTCCTCGGCCCCCGCACCTTCCGCACCGCCCTCCGCCTCCTCTTCGTCCGCCCCCTCCCCTTCCAACGGCAAGCCGGGGCCGCTGCTGGGTGTCGACATCTCCAAGTGGCAGGCGGGCATCAACCTCGGCGCGGTCAACCCCGACTTCGTCATCGTCAAGGTCACCCAGGACGCCGGGGCCTACGCCACCACCAACCCGAACCACGTCGAGCAGATCGAGGCGGCCCTGGCCCTGGGGCGGCCCACCGGTGCGTACCACTACGTCGGGGGTGGGGACAACGGCAACGCCGACGACGCCCTTGCGGAGGCGAACAGGTTCCTGGACGCCGTCAGGGCGACCGGTCACCAGGACGACGTCTTCTACGCCATCGACTGGGAGTCGATCGAGAACTCGGCCTGGGGGAACCCGGCGTACCTGTCGATCATCGTCGGCAAGGTGCGGGCGGCCACGGGCAAGCCCGTCCTCCTGTACGCCTCCTCGGGGAGCTACCCGTGGCAGGTCGCCCAGGACTACGGGTGCGTGCCGTGGGTGGCGCAGTACGCCGACGAGGGGCCCACCGGCTGGGACGCCTCGCCCTGGACGGACGGCTCCTGGAGCACCGAGGGGCGCATGCACCAGTACACGGGCACGGGGCGGGTGCCCGGCTACGGGGGCGACCTGGACCTGGATGTGTGGCACGCCTCCGAGGGGGCCCTGCGGGCCCTGGCCCCCTCCGGCGGCCCTGTTGCGGCCCGTTCCGCCGCACCGGCCCCCGAGCCTCGCGAGACGGCCCTCGACGGCCAGGAGCTGCTGGAGGTCGACGGCCAGTGGGGCTCACGGACCGTGGCCCGGTTCCAGCAGGTCATGGGCACGCCCATCGACGGCGTCCTCGACGACGACGGGTCCGCCTGCATCGAGGCGTTCCAGCGGTTCCTCAACGGGGCCGTCGGGGCCGGCCACCTGACCAACCTGATCGGCGCCCCCGCCCTTGAGGTCGACGGCGTCGACGGGGAGAAGACGTGGAAGGCGTTCCAGTTCCTCGTGTGGGCCTGGCACCGGGAGTACGTGCCTTCGGGTTGGGACTTCGGCGACTGGGTCGACGGCGTCGACGGCCCCGCCACCGTCAAGGCCCTCCAGCGGGCGCTGAACGTGTCGACGGCGGGCACCGGTAGACTGTGGTAGTCCCCGCGTCAGCGAGGCGGTTCGTGAGGAAGGAGGCGCCATGGGCGCTTACAGCAAGAGGACTTTCTGGATGGGTGTCGCCGAGCGAGCGACCAAGACGTTCGCCCAGGCGGCCGTGGCGGCGATCGGCACGGCGGCGCTTCTGAGCGAGGTGAACTGGGTGGCCGTGGGTTCTACGGCGGCTCTGGCGGCGCTGCTGTCGGTGCTGACTGCGCTGGGCGACCCGAAGGCGACTGACATCGCCGTCGCGCAGGGCTGATCCCCGTTCCGCGAACCCCGCCCCCGGCACCTCACAAGGGTGCCGGGGGTTCTTCGTGTCCACCACTTTTCCACAGGGTTTTCCACAGGAGGTGTCAACCTTAGTTGCTGAGGGGTGTCTCATGCCACACCGATGTGGTCGGGGTCATAGGGGTTCGAGTTTTCGTTGGGATTCCGCCGAAGTGGGTTGTGGACAAAGTTGGGGATAACCTGTGGAAAAGTACCCTCAAACCTGTGGACGATGTGTGGAAAAAACTAGCGTTCTAATCGGCTGTCCACAGACGCCCTAGTTTTATCCACAGCCGCCTCCACAGGACCGCCCCCACTTACCCACACCCCCGTCCACAGGGAAAACCGCGCCATACCAACGAAAAGTAGGGTTTTCCACAGGATTCGCCCGTTACTACTACTACTGCTAACCACTTACATACCGCGGGGAAGAAAAAAGGTTGCCCTCGTGGTCCTGCCCCGATCCGGCCCCGCACCCCCGCTTGCAGTCCGGTAGCATACGTGCTAAAGCCGGCACACAAGGAGGACAGCGCCATGACCGCGTACGAGGTCTACTCGTGCCCCGGAGCCGACAGGAGGTTCGCCCTCCGCACCGAGACCGACGCCATCCGAGGGCTCCTGCCCGCTCTCACCGGCACCGGCACCGTCATCACCCTGCGCACCGGCGAACACGCACCCGCGGGGGCTCGCTCCGGAACCATGGTGCTGAGGGAGAGGGCCGCCCTCGAAGGCGGTGTCGTCGTGCGCTCCTCGGCCGTGGGCCGGGCCCAGGCGGGTGTCGGAGACCCCCTCACCGCCGCCGCCGAGCCCGGGGACCTGGCCGTGCTCATCATGGCCGCCCAGCTCCAGGCCGACGAGAACCCCTCGCCGATTCCCTCGGGCTGGACGGGGACCTGGCAGCCGCAGATCGGGGGCACCAACCGCTCCGGGTACGTGGCCGTGAGGAAGGTGACCTCGCCCGTGGACACCCGCGGCGTGGAGTGGTGGGTCAAGACGAAGGCATGGACGGCCAGGCAGAGGGCCGTGCTCGCCGTCATCGGGGGTGTCGACGCCGACAGGGCGGCCGTCGGGCAGTGGAGCGCGGCCCTGGGCGCGGCCCCGGCGGG